AATCGATGATGTCCTTAATTGATGGCGGTTGTCCGAGGGATCTCGTTACCCCTCTTTGTAGCGGTAAAGATCGCGCAGAGGTGGTTGATGAGGTTTCTGAGGTAATCAACATCAATGCGCTTCCAATGTGGTTGCGCGAAGTTGAATTAGAGCAACGGGTAAAGGCTGAGTCTTCTTTATCGTACCGGTTGCCTGGTAAGGCTCCGTTCGAGAAAGGCTTGGCGACTATCCGTGGGCTAGAGCCCTCCAGACCGGATGGGCGTTCAGCTCAAGCAGCCACGAGGTATGTGTTAGCTTGCGTTCGAAATCCCCGTTGGAGTGAGTTTAATTACTTATTGCCAGCTGGGTTGGAGAGTGTTGTTGACACTTTCCAGGGCCGCACAGGTTATGGTTGGCCCTATTGTTCCTCGAAGAGAGAGCTTTTCCATGATAGTTGTGTAAAGTACTCTGAGGTGCTACTTGATCGCATCTTGGGGGTACGAGAGCTCGCAACATGTAATGAGTTCCCCTATATTATGGGGACGCGTTCTGGTGCTACTAAGCACGGTGAGAGTCCTAAGTGGCGCGTTATCTTCCAAGGTTCTCGCGTCATAGCCAATCTTGAGAAAATGCTTCAGATACCCATGCTGGATGTTTTGCGTGGGACTAAGCACTTCGTAGCCTGGGAAGGTAGGTTCGCTGTTGATCAGGCGATTACCAGGCTTATGGATCAGGGTTGGTGTTTATCAGTGGACTTCCAGAATTTTGATGCTACCATGCCAGAGGCAGTCATCCATCGTGTCTTTGGCTTAATTCATCACATGTTTGGAGGGACAAAGCCCGTCCACAGGTTGGTTTCGTACTTGGAGCGCCAATTTGTTCAGACTGGGCTAATTACCCCCTGGGAGTTTATCCAGAGGGAGGGCGGTATCCCTTCAGGGTCCGTATTAACGAATCTTGTTGGGAGCTTAGCTAACATGTGGGTTATGGCATACGCGGCTCATCGCTTGGGTTACGCGGTTCAAGACTGTGTAGTCCAAGGTGACGATGGAGTCTTCGTGTTCCGTAATAATTATGGGGTAGAACCTATAGACCTGCAGGAGTTAAGCGATGTCTGTAAATCTGACCTGGGGATGGTCCTCCACCCCGATAAGCAGTACTACTCACCTAAGGAGGTACATTTCCTCCAGAACGTTCATCGGCGTTCTTATTCTGAGGGTGGGGTTAGTGTTGGGGTTAGGCCGATCATGCGTGTTCTTATTGGTATGCTATCCTATGAAAGGTACCATAAAGGGTGGTCGGGCAAGCTTGACACCGTCCGTTGGTGGCC